TAACAACTTCCCCTGATGCCATAAAGGAGAACCCAGATCTTCTATTTTTAAGATAGCACATTCCGTAACATCTGGTATCCGCTTTGCAAGCTTCCCAGAAAATGTAGAATAATCTATTTGCTTCTCGAAAGTCTGGCTTCCCAACATCAATCTTGGACCACTGCAAGTACATATAATGAGTCCCAGTAATGTAAGTAGGATTACTCTTGTTATAAAACCAGAAACCATTTTCTCTTTTTCTAAATTCATTTTCTATATAATCAATATATTTATTTTTAAAATCTTGAGGATAATCTCTCCAATCAAAAATAGTTTTTATTCTTTGTAACTCTTTTGGATAATCAGTTACCTCCCAAGTGTCTTTACTAAACTTATGTATTTTTTTTGGTGTTTTTGGTAAAGCTATTTTTAAATTTTGTATTTCGTATATATCACCTATTTCTCCAGTTTTGCTAATTACAATAACATCGTGTTCTTTATTGTAACCGTAATCCCATTTCTTAAGCTTATTAAGCCTTTTTATAGTATTTAACTTTATAGGCTCAATAATGCTATACAACGTTTGATTATACATTATTTAGATCTTCTCTCAGCAAAGCCGCTAAAGCTTTTAGGTTTTTCTTGTTCCACAACTTTACCCTCAAGCATTGCTTCTTCGTCTTGTATTCTATTAAGTATTTCAAAGGCATCAAATATAGCTAGCTTTTTAGTAGCAGCAGCATTTTTTAATCTATCAGCAGATATATCATCGTCGCTATCAACTATAGGTTCTTTAGCTACTTTAACTAATTCTTCTACAGCTTTATAACCAGCTTGGATTATATTCTTTTTCTTTTCCTTGATATTCATATTTAATTGTAATTGCTTTTGTTAATACTCTATATAAACGTTCATTATTTATAATAAACTCGTATTCACTTCTTGGTGTAAATCCAATTAAATCTCCTACTTCTAACGTATTTAACTCATCACTATTGTTAGTATATTTTAAAATACCAACAAGAGGCTGTTCTTTTTCTATACTGTAATCACTAATAGCATGTATTGGTTTGACAAAACAATAATCATTTATTGACTTCCATTTGTTATTTTGTTTGTATAAATATATTTGATCTAATTGAACAAAGTATTTATCTTCTTTAAAATAACCTTTGCTATTTTGTTCTACTCCTCTAACATCTTTCCAGCGCCTAAAAACGTTATGATGAATAATTAATTCATCTCCTACTTTTATATCTGTTTTAACACCTTTTGGTGTTGATAAAACTATAGCGTTTCTACTTACGTTTTGATGTGTAAAATTCTCAGTATTAGTAATAAGGCTTTTGTCACCTATTTTTTTAACGTTATTGTATCTTGATTCTACTGGCTTTACTACAAAATAATAAAGTCCTCGCATTAATACTCTAAATTATATTCAACAGCTATAGCCATGTTTTTATTAAAATCTTTCCATGGTAATACATCATCACCTTTTTTAATAAACACACTAAACTTATCGTCTTCTTCAACGATACAGTCTATTACATGTCCTCCGTAAACCTCTTGATCTACGGAGTAGTGCATAGCTTCGTTTTTATAATCTTTACCAATACTAATCTTTCTTATCAGTTTCATCTTCAGGTAATTCAGTAATTTCACCAGTTTGTAAATTGATAGATACTCTTCCGTATTTATCCTCTAGTGTTCTTTGTAGTGCTTGTAACTCATCTTGTAGATTAGTTATAGCATGTAAAGCCATATGCTTTTGAGCCTCTAAACCACCAACTTGCATTTGAGCTTGATTTATTTTAGCTACCTTTTCTTGAACTGATTTAAGTTCTGCTTCATCAATTTTTTGTACATCTTGAGCGATGTCTTCTATTTTTACGTCTTT